TCCCCCTGAAAAAACTTCTGAAACGCATTTGCCATTACTTCACTCCTGTTTAGAAAGTAGTTGATGTTATTGGAGCATCTGCCATATGCTCTTTTAATGGGCAGTCATTTCAAAGTAGCATCCCATTACTGGGACTGTTTCTTACCCCACTTTTTCGCCATAGTCTCAGCGTATTTCTTGTGCTGAGCTTTTGTCCATTTCGCCTTCCGGAATTTTTTCTTCGGCTTTACTTGCACCTTCGGTTTAACCTTGGTGGACATACGCTCCAACAAAGTTTCCAGTCCAAGATTAATCAGAAACAACTCGTGTTTACGATTCATTTCTTTTTCCTTTCGATGTATTTGGGACGCCTCATCCCAAAATAGTCAATAATAACTTTCTCTAACACCCACGAAAGAGACTTGTTCTCAGAAGCTGCAATCTTACGCAGCCCTGCTTTTATTTCTGGTGGCAGACCGTGACCTATTGACTCTCTACGCTCACCACTAAAGAGTCTAGGTGCTATGATGCGTGGTTTACGCTTCATAGTCTGGATTCTCACGCAACCACACTACTTGCGTAGGTGTAGGCGCTTCCTCTACAACAGCGACAACTTGCACTACGAATCTACGATGGTATCTACCAGCCTGAACTTCTTTGGTAGCTCTTACAATCGCATCTTCGACAGTATCGAGAAGAATGTGACGCGCCTGTTCCGGACTTGATGTTACATAGAAACGCTTCATTAGTAGTCTCCTTATTAGTTAGTTAAAGGCGGGGTTCCTACAGTTGATACGTCACATGGATACGTCTGTAGGAACCCCTATTACTGAAAAGCTACTGTCCACTAGGGCACAGATTACAGTTGTGTTTTCACGTGAGGTCTAAACACAACACTGTTTTTACAGATAACCTTTCAGTAAATCTGGTTCAATTACAAAGAGTCTTTATCGTCCTCAGATTCGACATCTTCAACGAGGTCATCGTCGTCGTTGTCATCATCTTCGTCGATATCTTCGACTTCGGTGTTCTTGGATTCTTCATCCATGTCCACCACATCATTGTCTTCCTGCATGAAATACTTCATTGTCATTCTCCTTTAGTTACCGAGTTAGTGGTTCGTAGAGTGTGCGCGCACTCTACAGAATAGTTACGCTACTGGAGAAACGTCCGTCTTGATTGGACGATACTTGTGGTTAACGCGATTTACCTGACGATTCTGGTAAACATCGTTTTCCACAAATACGTCAAGTTCACGCCCTTCCGCGGACTTCAAGTCAAAGCGAGTATTCGCCTTAACTTCCACGCCGAAAGCCTGCAAGAATCCAACAGCAAAGCCAATTGCCTTACTGTTAAAATTCCAATCAAGCGGGACGTTTGCGAACTCCTTGTCACCCGTATCACCGTTGAAAAGAATAGTTCCTTCAACGGGATAGTTTGTGGAGGGGCCTTTCTCTGACGCCTTTGCGGGAGCCTCTCCCACACTTTCGATTCTGACCCTATACCACGCGGGAGTGACAACTTTCCCACGGAGTAAATCGCGGTCATTGAATTGGACTGTCGGCATAGTTATATTCTCCTACGGCTTAACGAATGGACTTACGTTTGGTTGTTGTGTTGGAGTTTGGGATTGTTGAGATGGTGTGATTGTTGGGATTCTTTCCACAGGTTTTTCATCTTGGAGCCTCTTTATTGCAGGTCCAATCCACTTCTCGTATAGAGGGTCCGCATTAAACGTAATTTCCTGCGGTAAAGGTAATGAAGTTCGCGCATAATCATTACCAGTGTGGGTGGTCCTTAAGGTGTATGCACCTTCCTTGTCTGCTTCAAATGCAGGGGTAATATTGAAATGATATACCTCTGTCATGTATGAAGCTATCTTTGCGCTAATCTTCTCAGCACCAGTCACGATTATTCGTGAATGATGGGTCAACTTATTAGCATCGTTGTCCTTACGAGCACCAAGAACATGTGCGATTAGAATGATATGCACATTGTGGAACTTGTGAATATCTTTCAAGATAGCCATCATTTCTTGGAAAGCAGAAGACTCAGCGTTAAATTCCTCTAACCCTGAGACTGGTATTCCGCCGATAGTCTTACCACCACCCTCTCGACGCTTCATCTTTTTAACTTGGCTAGTCATAGCGTCGCCAATGGAAGTGATAGAGTCTACGACTATTAGTTTGTATGGACAGTTGACTTGTAATGCTTCGAGTTTAGCGCGGGGCTTATCCCAATCATTATAGTCATCATAGTCAACCATTCCTTTACCGTAGATACCCCATCTCTTAGCAGGTAATGTTAGTGCTTCCATCTTTTGGTCAGTGGAAACCCAATATTGTTTACCGGGATAAGATAGGGCGCACGTAGATTTACGTGTCCCTGGCTCACCTTTCAACATAGTAAAGAGAGCTTGCATGTTGACACTTTCGAGACTTGGCATACTCTCCTATACGGTGACGGGAACTACTTTGTATTCATCGAGTTTCAAATCAACTCTCATGATGGCGTATCCTTCCGCACCAATCATAGAGTCGAATTGTAAAGCATCTTCGATGTGTTCTGTGCAATGGAAACCAGAAGCACCGAATCTACTTGCGAGGTAAACATTACCCCACTTAATCACATACTTAGTCATGGATATTTGTCCTGTCCTTGTTTAGTTGCCATTCATATGACATAACACCCATTGTGGGTTTATGCCTACGAATGCTAGTTAGTCTTAGTCTCATTTCCCGAAAGGAACGCCGCAATAGCCGCCACATCCTCATCTTTGACCTTCTTTCTCTCGATACAGTCATTGCAATGTGGTTTAGCCATAGGCCCACCATTAGACCCATTGAGCGTTACTTTGGTAATAATCATTGGCTCACCACAACGATTACACTCACAAAGTTTACCTTCCGCAAGCGCGATAGGAATGTAGTGCGAGCACGCCGGGTGCATACACTTGTAAACGAGATATTCCTTGTCAGTTCCAAGGTCTATCTTTTTATACTTGTGTATGTGGTTCGCCAACTTCTTAGCCATTACTTTTTCTCCTCGAATACGACCGTCTTTACTACTCTGACGATTCGCATCGGATATACTTCTCCACTATTCTCCTTGATATAATGGAGTGCGTCAGTGTGTCTGGTGAACTTATCAACGCACACGAATTTGGCGCCTAATTTCACTTCGACCATGTATATTTTACTCATTTTTTCACCAGTTTAGTATCAAAGCCACAGCAATGACACCATTTTAGTTTGAGGTCATATAACCACTGTAAGCAAACTTCACAGTAGGTCATTATTCCTCATCATTAGTCGGATTCCACTGTGGACCGACCTTAAAGTAAAGTTTAATATTCTCCTCACGCATGGAAGGATTGTCAGAGCACACATGCTCATAGAATGCACAATCACCATACTTACCCTCACAATGAGTGAAGTTCGGTGGAAAGTGTCCTGTCTCCGCATACATGAGTAGTAGTTTAGCGTAGTATGGCAATGTCTCAGACTGCCATTCGATAAGGCGCTCTGCTGTGTAATTGACGGGGGTGCGAATGAACTTTTCCTCAGGCTTGAGTGATGATTGGAAACCTATCTTGTTAATCATCACCTTACGAGTGTTCATTAAGAGACATTGGCCCATGAACTGATTATTCATGGAATTAGTGTTACGACGTTGTTTCATAGTCTTGTGGTCCATGCTCAATATATCTTGGTTAGTGTCACCAATATAATCGAACTTGGCTTTCCACATTATACGAATTTCGTCGTCCTCGTATAAGACTTCCCCTCTGACACATTCGATATCAAGAGGAACCCAATGGTCATTACGCCAGAAGTCTACATACTGCTGGCATGTATCTAACACGTAATGCCAACCAGTCTTATAACCTTCTGATTCCTTCGGCGTATTAACCATGCCGGGAAATTCATTAGGTTTATGATTGCATGGAGGTTTGGGAACTTCTGGTGTTGCTACGAAGTCTGTGCATTGTGGACAGCCTTTAACGTAAAGTTCGGCTGCTGCAAATGCGAAGCTTACTGCTTGTTCCCTCTTAACACCAGCTATCATTGACTTGTAGAAGTATTCGAGGAACACATGGACTAGCGACCCACACTCAAGCGAATTTGATTTACCACCAATCGATACTAGATTGTGGTTGAATCTAAAATCCGCGAGTCTAGGACATGCCATCAGTGTTGATAGAATTGTAGCATCGAGGATAACATTCTTTTTACCCCCTGCTACAATCTCTACAGCTTCCTGTAGCATTGTTTCGTTGACTGAACTATTGTCTAGTTCGTTAGCCATTATCGATTCCTCTTGCGTGAGGCTTTCGCCATCTTGGATTTCTTACGATTTTTCTTTACACGCTTATCGAATTGCTCTGTTCGCTTTTCGATAGAATCGTGTAATCTAAACTGTGAGACTCCGCCGCCTAATAGATAGGATATTTCCCTATCTCTAGCGGTAACTTTCTTCACTAGATTCTTAGTATCCACTATTGCACCATCCTTGGTATGACGACAAGCTTGGTTTCATCAGTGACTTTAAGGGTATACCATCCCTCAGGAAGTTTATTACCCTTAAGGTCAAATAGGTCGGGGTGAGACATATTACCATCATCCCGATATATTATCCAACCACTTCCGAGTAGTGCTCCGCCCGGCATGTCATATGCGAATACTTTGCACATGATACCATTGTGCGGAATTTTATTCTTGTCACGCTTTGCCATATGACCCTCATAGTTAAGTATCTCCTTCATGATTACACATCAAAAAGAGAAACCTAAGTATTCCAGTTTCATTCAGCTTACCACACAATCCACAACGCCATTCAAAGCGTATGAAAAAGAGTGAAGATAAGCCAATTAGTGATATCGTCACGTTGATTATAGTTCCGATATCAGTTAATAGTTTCAACATCGACAGGTGCCCTTTTAGGATTACGTTTACGCCACCTGATTGCGAGTTGTCTCATGTGTTCAGCGATAGGACCATCGAACTTCTTTCGAGAAATTCCATGTGTCCTATTGCTAATCTCAAGAGCACATTGTCCACAGATAGGTGGAGTATGACCCCCATTGACGAACATACTGTTAAGTAAGTTCTCAGGGTATTCCCACTTACACTCAGGACACCTAGTCGGTTTGGGCATTATTCCTCAGGCTCCTTGAATATTTCATTCCATTGGTCAGGAGTAATACCAGTGAGAAAGAATTCCCGATACTCTGGGATAACATTAGGGAATGCCTGTTGAATAGCAAGTCCCTTCATTTGCCAGTTATACCAACACTGGCTTAATTCCTCAATAGGAATAGGCATAGTTAATGCCTTACCTCTGCACTCAACACGAGTATCAGTCTCACTAAGTTTTGTGAGATGAAACTCTAATCCACGAGGACTGATTCGATATATTCTCAGCATTAGTCACCTCATAGTCTGGCCGCAGCCGTTACAGATTTAGCCGCAGTCTTAACACCCTTGAACTTTTCTTTGTGCTTCCGCACAATTATTTCTGCTAACTGTTTACCGATTTCACCTTCATTCCACGTCTGAGCTTCACCTTTATTCATAGCAGCGTGATAGTTGCGACGCTTACCTTCTACAATTCCGTCGAGATGTTCATCAATAGTTCCTTCCGCTTCTGGAAAGGTAATATTAATTACTGATGATGTTTGACCAATACGACGGAAGCGTCCCGGTGCAGCTTGGTCCTCATTCTGAGGATTCCACTGTCTCTCATGCATAATACTATCAGCGCCAGTCTGAAGGTTTAATCCTTCACCGCAGGCTAATGTAGATGCAATCATTATGCAACGCTTTGTTGCATTGAAATCCTCTTGAATCTGATAACCAGCAGGTTTGCCAGTGTGCTCAGATGTATAACTGAAAATCTTAATTCCCTGATTTCTCAGTTCTTGTGCAAACTCCCACCAATCAGGATTTGTTTCTTTACTGCAATTGGTGAGTGAACTGATTAACAGTTGTCCAACATCCTTGTGATGGACAAACACTACAATCTTACGGTCAGTGTCCTCAACAAACTGTTCAAGGAATCCCAATGTAGCTGGTATCTTAGCAAGTCCGGTGATATGACGCATACGCGCCATCTTAGCAAGGATTTCGATACCACTAATGGCATCTTCCTCACCACCGATAACATACTCATTATACCATTCAACGAATTCCGATACTGA